ATATTTGTATTTATATTTGTATTTATATTCGTAATTACATTTGCGACAAGAAAATATAAAATATTTGTTATTTTATATATTTTTTCATCTGCCTTTTCACAATCGCTTTGACAATTCATATTCCCTGTTACAAACATTCCTAAACCTGTTCTTTGTACATCTTCAGGCATTTCATAATAACAATAAATAACTATCTCTTTAAATTTCTCAACTTCATTTTTATTGTCAAATTCTTTATTTTCTTTTTTTATAATTTGATATAAATATAAACATATTTCTTTTATTTCATCAAATGAAAAGTTTTTATAAATTTCTTTTTGATTAGAAATAAAAGTCGTATAATCCATTAAATCAAAGTATTTTAAAAACTTTTGAATTATTTTATTAGTAGGATATTCAATAGTATATAGTTTTTTTAGTTTCATTGTTTCCCCTTAATCTATATTTGAATAGTCAAATTCAAAATCATCATTTTGTATTTTTTCAACTTCTTCTTTTGACATATTGCAAACCGATAATTGTAAATCGCTTGAATTATCTTCGCAAAATTGTTTTAGACCTTGAAAAGTTTTAAATGTTTTAAAAATTCTCGTTCTACATCCTAGAACTTTTGTATCTAACCAAGTTAAACAAAATAAATCATCTTCTTTTACTTCGTTTAAATAAATTCTTTGTAAATCAATTTTAATCATCTTCAACCGCCCTTTCGTTCATTACATTTATAATACTGTACTTATAATTATTTGTCAAGTGATACTACATCAAGTATTGTTTTTAATTTTTCAATCATAGTATCAACTTGTTTTGTATCAATATACTTGTTGTTTCTGATTTTATTCATTTCTAAAAATTCTCTAAATACTAAATCATTTATTATTCCGATTTCTTCTTTCGTTAATTCAATTTTCATCTTTTTACCTCACTTTCGATTTATTCTTCAATACTGCCTAAATATTTACCCAACAAGCAATCACCTAAATTAGTTGCACTATAAAAATTAATTATTTGTTCTCTGCAACGACTTGTAATTACATTCAATCTTTCAGGATTGCAAGCAAAAGTTTTTGATTGATGCTTACAAGCATTATCTATGCACCAACTTAACAAGCATGTGTCCCACTCCATCCCCTGTGCTGAATTTGCGGTACATACCTGAATACTATGTTTTTCAATTTCATCATAAGGAATAACTTCTTGAACAGCCTTTGTAATTAAATCAACTTGAGCATTAAACATTGATAAAACAGCCAATGTTTTGTTATTGTCTTTATTCTTCTTTACAAACTCTTTTATTTCTTTTATTATTGCCTCACATTCTGCAATATTTAAAGTTTTGTTTTTATCTGTTGTACCGTTAATAAATACCTTTTGCAAGGCATTTATTTCTTCTTTTTTTGCGCTTTTAATCATTCCACCATAAAACATATCATTATTAAACTTAAACACGTTTTCAGGCATTCTATATTGTTCATTTAGCATAATACATTTATCTGTATAATATTGGCAGAAATCAAATAAAGAGTTTTTTGCATAATCCCATATAAGTTGTAAATCTGCTGGTACTTCGTATTTTGTTAAAAATGATTTGTTCTTTTTTTGTTCCATGAACATTAAACTTTTTAATTGTTTTTCATCACCAACAACACAAGCTCTTTTTGCTCTAAATGCACATGGCAAGAATGAAGCAATATCAACTTCAGAGCTTTCATCACATATAACAACATCAAATAATTCTTTTTCTAATGGCAATACGTCTGATATTTCGCCAGTAGTTACACAAAAACAAGGGATTGCTTCAAGTATCGGCTTAAAATCAATAGTAGCCATAATTTTATCTCTTTGTGATTTTTTCTTTGTTAAACAACTTTTTGCCTGTATTAATAAATTCTTTCTATTGTCATTATTGCTTAACAACTCAATTAAAGCGTTTATTCTTTTTGTTTTTAATAATTTTCTTGCTTCTTCTTCTTTTTGATTAAATAAATATTTGATTATATTTGATTTTTCATTATTTGTTAAATCAATTTTGCCTTCAAGTAAATCCATAATACGACTTGCAAGTTCTACCTGACTTGATTTTTTACCGCCTCGCATAGCAACAAGCCCTGCACCTAAATTATTTAATTTATTGCATACAACATCAACCGCATGGTCTGATTTACTAACAATCAAAACTTTACGACCTGTCATTATAAAATGACTTGCAATAGCTGTTATTGTTGAACTTTTCCCCGTTCCTGCTGCACCGATAACAGTTGTTAAAATGTTCTTTTCAACTTCTTTAAGTGCTTGTTCTTGACTTGCATTCATCGGTAATACTTTTATAGGTAATACAAATTTGTTTGCTTTTTTCTTCGTTTCGCCATTAATCAATTCTAATAAACTCATTTTTTATCCGCCTTTTTTCTTTTTTTTAATACATTTCATAAATTTGCTTTAATTCGTTTAACATTCCTGCAATATGTTCGCTATTCTTAGCTAATATAACAAGATTTTCTTTTTTTATGTTTAATTGATTTATAGAAGGTATTAAACCACTTAACACGCTTAAAATTTCAATTTCTTCGGGATTTGATATATCCATGAGTTGATTTACAATTACTTCTATTTTTTCATCGTCATTATCTAATAATGAACTAACAAGAGAATAATTTATTTCGATGTCGTCTTTGTCATAATCAAGTTTTAACTTGTTGCCTTCTCTTATTATTTGAGCTTCACAATATAACAAAGGACTATAAAATTTTTCTTTTTTTATCTCGCCTTCAACAGTGTAAAAGCCTTTATAAATTGTCATTGTTGTTTTATTCAATGCTTGAATGGTCATCATTTCCACGATTTCTTTATAATCAGCTTGCCATTCTTCAGCATTCGTTATTATAATTTTGTTTTCTTTATTACCCTTTAAATTATTGAATGCCGATTTTCTTCCTAACGTTTTTAATACGTCCATTGAATAACCTACAAGTTTTTTCACATTGTTTTCGCTCATGTTACACCGCCTTTTATTTCGTTTCATTAATCACAAATCAAATCTACATCCGATTGCATGTCCATCGTGCATGCCTGTACTGCTTCAGCATTGACTTTCACCCATTCGGGAATGCTTACTGCCTTATATATTGCCGTTATTGCTAAAACCGTTAATATTAATATCATTGTTTTTTTCATTTTCTTTTGTTCCTTCCATTGCTTATGTATTAATATCTGAATTAAGCCATCTAATTATTTTTTTTATTACTTTTTCATAATCATCATTTTTATTGATAAAATTATCTAAATCAAAATAAAAAAACTCATTTGCTAAAGCTCTTGTATTTAATGTTTTAAAATATTCTTTACGTTTCATTATCATTAAACCTTTACTGTTTTACTTGTATATTGCATTGACTTTCTTTTAGTATATTTTTCTGCATCAATAACATATTTAAAAATTTTATTACCAATTTTTAAAGTTTTATATTTTGGATAATATTTTTCAAAATCAGGAATATAAGAAAATATATTAACATGCGTAAAAATACTTTTTAATTTTTCTTTATCATCGTTTAAGCTGTCGTTTACTTTTTCTAAATTTTTATAAATTAATTCATAATTATACATTTTTTAATTTCCTTCCTTTATTACATTAAAATCTTTATTGTATTTATTACAAAAACATTGAAATATTTCTTTTTCATTTTCTTTATATGAGCCATAAACAAGATAATTGCTATCTTTGCAGTATGGGCACTTGTTATCATTTTTTTTATATTTAATATTCATGTCGTTTCCTCACTTTCATTTTATTTACTGTTACCGCCTTATTACCCCGTATGGCAAGCCCCAAGGCGGTAGGGGCTTGAAAACATCTATTTTATATAACTTCTTTTACCTTCTGCAATACATACAATATTTTTAGCCATTATATGAACATAATTTTCCCATAGTTTTTGCTCGTTGTCTTTATAATATGCCCATATACCATCAGCAGTTGTATTAAACCATTCAGCCATTGTATTTGCTACTTGTGAATAATAGCAATCAAAACAAACGCCCGCAACAAGTTCTTTTGCTTTTGCATAATTGCCATAAAGATTAGTAAATACTTTGAACTGGTCTAAAATTCTTTCTTGTGTCCATTCAAAATCATTTACAATAGTATTTTGTACTTTTGTCATAAATTCTTTTGTGTTTGTGTTTGTCATAATATGCCGCCTTATCTTTTTTTGTTATCCTGACCGCCTCATGGCGGTTTCGTCTTAATTCCCAAAGACTCATCAGAGGATTTATTTTTATCGGATTCGCACAGCTACAATTCCTGGCAACACAAAATAACCATTTTCCAATTTCATTTCAGGATATTTATTTCCTAAAACTTCTTTTTGTTTTTCAAAATTATATTTACTATTTAAAATTTTGTAAACGTCATTTTGAAATTCTGTAATTTTTTTAATCATTTTTTTCGCCTTTCGTTTCGTTTCTCTTTACATTATTATTATAACCTATAATTATTTTATTGTCAATACTTTTATTATAATATTTTACAATTCTTTACAAAATGTATCTAAAAGTCAATTATAACTTGATTTTTATATTTTTATATTAAACCATTATAAATATAATCTCATCCCCCATTTATACTATTTATAAATATAGGCATGCTTGATTTATGTTAAGTTATAATGTATCATTTATGTATGGAGGGCATGGGATAATGCCAAGAAATGAATTAACGCAACAACAAGAGAACTTTTGCAAGGCATATATAAAATATGGAGTAGGTTATAGAGCTTATATAGAAGCTTATCCGAACTCTAAAAACTGGAAGAGAAACTCTGTAGATGTAGAAGCAACTAAGATGCTTAACTCACCTAAGATTACACACAGATTGAACGAACTTAACGCAGAGATTGAAAGTGCACTAAAAACTTCTACTACTTTAAATAAACGTAAAATACTTGAAGAGATTGTAGAATTGCAGCAAAGTATTAAATTTGACAAGGGACAAACTAGCGTAAACTTGCAAGCACTCAAGCTATTGAGCCAAATTGCAGGGCTACTGTCTGAGAATAGCACTACAGTAAACGTGCAAGTAAATAACAACCAGATAACAGCAGAGGTTAGCGATTACTTAAATCTATAAACAGAAAAGTAAAAGACATACAGAACTAAGCAACTACCAAGCCCGTAAAGGGCTTTTTTAATGACTGATACATATAAACATCTAGGATAGTAAAAATAAACTCCTTTTTACATAATCTATATTATCGGCATGTACCGATACGATACATCCAAGGGGTGGGGTGATAAAACGGTTTAAAATCGGATTGTCCGACCCCTCACAAAAATTTTTCTGTAAAATTGGAGTGTACCTCAAAAAATTTTGGTAGAAAAAATGGAGTGTACCTATAATAACGCAAAAGAGAGGTACAAGACCTGTCATTTGAATTATCCGATATACGGATAGCGAGTATCAAAATTCTTTCAATCCATAATACATAGCAATTATGGGGAAACCTACAAGCAAAATAAAGATATTTTTTAATAATGCAAGATTGTCTTTATATGTTCTTTTATATTTTTTACAAAGTTTAAACTCTACGGGTAACCTTAAACAAAGAAGTATAAATGTCATAATAAATGACAAACAAAAATAAAATTGAATTAAAAAAATAAGTTTATCTAACATATTAGCCTTGCTTACGACTATTGAAAATATTATAGGTTATTTTGTGTGGGAAGTCAAATTTTAAAAAAAGTAAAAATAAAAGTGAACATCTAAAAGTCTAAAAATATAGGGTGTATATATATATATTATTTTTTTTAATATATATATTACTATAATTTAATAATATCAATACTTTCCACCTATTTTTGCAAATTTATAAATATATATATAGATACCATTATTTTTACGATTTTTAGATGTTCGGATAACTAAAAATATAAATACTTGACAAATTTTTATATTTTTAGTATTATAATTTTAAATGAGAGGAGAAAACATGTTAAAAAAATGTACTCAATGTGGAATAGAAAAGGATATTTCAGAATTTTACGAAAATCCTGCTTTAAGAGATGGACATTCAAGTATTTGTAAAGACTGCCAAAAGAAAATATCTGCAAATTGGGGTAAAGAGAATAAAGAACGTAAAAGCCAATTAATGAAAGAGCGTTATTTAAGAAGAAAACAAAAATTTGCAGAACTTAAAAAATTGGTGGAAGAAAATGGATTTGGTAAGAGAGATAACTAAAAATATAAAAATTGTCTTAAAAAATAAGATAGAAGAACAAGCAGTAGAAAATATGCTATATGCTAAAATGGCTCACTTGTTTGCACTAAAGGATATTAAGTTTACAAGTACAAACAATTTGAAAAAACCTGCTACTTTGGCTTATTATGCAGTTAATTTTATTGGTTCGGGTGGTGCAAAGAACCAATCAGTTAGTACCTTTGAAGAATGTGTAATACCATTTTTAGATGATGAGTATAAACGTCTTGATTTAGAAGTTGCAAGACTTATGTTGGCTGAAGAAATTGAATTGCTTGATGAAACAAGTAAAAATTATAGTAATGAAAAACATAAGTTAGAAAAAAAATATGCTAATGGTGGTGTAATTAATTTTAAAACTAATGGTGGTACTCCTGCTGCACTTTATAGTAAATTGGAAAAAATTGATAAGTATAAAAAAGGTGCGTTATTCGCACAAATGACAGAGTTTGCAGATTATTATAGGGTTAGTGTTGAAAATAATCAAAGTGTAAATAAGAGTTTTCTTGATTGTCTTAATAACCTGTATGAAGGTTTGTTTGAACCGAGCGACAGTATGGGTACAGCAAGACGTGAAATTAAAGGGGTTGCGTTCTCATTGTTATTTATGTCTGATATTGAAGAAATGATGGACGCTAAAAATAATGCGAATTTTAAAAGAAGATTAAAAAGTGGCTATGCAAGACGTATAAATTTTTATTTTGATAGAGAAATAAATTACTCTAAAAACCCACCACCACGAGTTACAATACAACAAAAGAAAGAAGCATACGAGAATTTGCAGTTTTGTTCAACGGTGATTAAGGGAATTTATGATAAATTACCGAGAGGTACGGAGTTTGTATTTACAGAGGAAGCTAATGAAGCATTAGACGCTTGGGATGAGGAGTGTCAGAGAGAAGTTTGTAAGTTTTATGAGTATGATAACAAATTAACACTTGAAAATAATATTAAAAAGGTTGAGATTGAGAACTCTACTTGGAAAATAACAAAAATGGCGGTGCTTATTCAGATACTTAAAGGTGAAGATTTACCAAGAGTTACTGCTGATAGTGTTAGTAAAGCGATAGAATTTTATAAAAAGTGCCGAAAATCACTTTATAACATACTTGAAGAACGACAAATTACAAAAGAGAGTGAATTGGCAAGTTATTTTCTTAATCGTATTGGTGAAACTGTTAAGAAAAATGATATTAAGGCACAAAGATTTGTAAATGATAATTATTTTTCAAAATGGTTTACGGAAAGTTTAGGAACAGTGCAAGATATATTGGCTGATAAAGGGTTTGAGTTAGTACCTGCTAAGAAAAAAGGTAATACACAAGCGTTTATTTGTCAAAGAATAATAAAACCTGAAGAAGTTTTGATAAATGTGTCATATAGTAATGATACTTATGGCGAACACCCATCAAGAAATTTTGAGTATGTAGAATGTAACACTGATGCCTTTACTGATTTGATTTTAAATAGCAAAGCATTATCCGCTCAAAAATTTAAAGATAATTATAGAAATGATGTCAATGCCTGTGGCATTCAGAATACACTATGGTTAGATTTTGATGATGGCTTAACAATAGAGGAAGCAAAAAAAATATTTAAAGATTATTGGTATGTGATGTATACAACTCCACATCATCAAAAGCCAAAGGATAAAAAGCCTGCGTGTGATAGGTTTAGAGTGGTTTTTAAAGTTAAAGAGCCGATGCCAACAGATATAACTCATTATAAAAAAGTTATGGCAAAGATTATTGAAAAATACGGGGCGGATATTCAGTGTCAAAATATAAGTCGATATTATAAGGGAAATCCTGAAGCTGAAATTTTAATACAAGAAGAAGGCGATTATTTTGATTGGAAAGAATTTGATGTGTCTGACAAACCACAAGAAAGCGAAAAACAGCATATTGAGATTAAAAAATATGAAGGTGAAGATTGTGAAGGTTTAACTGATGAAACTATATTTACTGACTTAGGCACAAAAATACTTAAAGGTGATGAAATTGTGCAAGGTAATAGGGACGGTGCATTAGCATATAGTATTGGAGTGCTTATTAAGGCAGTAAACGACCATAATTTAAGCCACAGTGTTGCTCAAAGGTGGTTAGAAGATAAATTAAGTCAAGTTATGACTTCGGATTTTAAGCAAAATGCTGACAAATATAGAAAAAGATTACAAAATTTAAAATTTTAAAGGAGGTTTAAAATGAAAAGTGAAGTTATTAAAGTAGAAAATTATTGTGGTGGTGAAGAAGAATGTTTGTTATGTCCTGAATGTGGGGAATATTATACGCATTTAGAAACTGTTGAAGAATATTTAGAGGGCGATGGTAGAAAATGTGTAAAATTGCATTTTTCTTGTGAGTATGGTCATGAGTTTGATATAGATTTTCATCAACATGAGGGTATTACTTTTATTAGAAATCAGAAAGGAGAATAAAATGAAACATTTTAGTCAAGCAATTTGTATTAAAGAGGGTATTTATAACGGTATAGAATTTAAAATTGGTGATATTTATGCTATTACAGGTAATAATAATGCTACACAATTAGCTTATGCTGATAAATATGGTGATACACAAATTTTAATGTTACATAACTATTCTAACAATACTATGTATGAGTGGTCTGTTGATGATAGTGATATTACTTCAGGTTATCCTGTATTTACTTTCTTAGAGGATTAAGTTATGATTACCGCATTTTTCACACCATACTATAAGTTTTTGCAAAAAGACAATTATTTAAAGTTTTTCAATGATGTTGAAAGTTTAAATGATTTGATTGCAAAAATCAAGGTTGAAGATAAAATTAAGATTTATGCTCATTCAAAGGATATTATTAAGTTTCAGTTTGGTAATACAAATTCTAATATTGAGTATGAATTTTTAAAAGATAGCGAGATTTTTGATGATTTTATCAATGAGGGTGATAAGGTTAAGGGTAAAGTCAAAGAAAAATGGCATTCATTTCTCGGAGAATATCTTTACTTAGTTCAGGATAGAGAAGAACAAATACGAGTTGTTAAAGACATTGATTTATGTGCTATACAAGCGACAGACATAAATCAATTACGAGATAACCTTGTAAATCGTAACGAAATCGGTGAACTCCTTGTAAGCAAGATGTTTTTAACAGATGCCGAGATAGCAGAGGGAATAGCGAATGGCAACCTTGCCACACAGGAGGGGAGATGAAACGCAAAGCAATAGTTATAGACATAGATAATTGCGTATTAGATACCCAATTCATTTTAGACGAAATCCACAAATTCGGTTTAAAAGGCGAGGAGAAGTGGGAGTATTTTTATAAGAATTGTAATTCGGATAGGGTAACTCTAATGTCGGGTATAAAGGATATGCTTGGTGAAATGTATTGGGACACTCCGATTATTATTTCTACTGCAAGGAATGAGAAGTGTAAAGAAGCAACCTTAAATAAATTATGGAAAGAAGGGTTTATTATACCTGATGATGCTATCTTTATGCGTTCTTATTACGACCTTCGTCCGGCAAGCGAGGTCAAGCGTGAACACTTGATTGAGATAATGAAAGAATTTGATGTAATTGCTTTCATAGATGATGACATTGATAATTGTGAAATGGCGAAAGAGTTGGGAATATTGAGTTTGAGGAGGATGTGAGATGTCAGAACTACGTCTTGGCGATACGAGAGAGATAATAAAGGAGTATACGGATGAATACTTTGACTGTATAGTTAGCGACATTCCTTATAAGATAGCGACTGGTGGAAGTCGTATAGAGTTTAAAGGAAATGAAATGTCAGGGATTATGCGTAAGGTTTGTCCGAACGATAGATTAAAGAATAAGTGGATAAAGCAAGAGGATAGTGATACTGATATTTTGGTTAGGACAGGTAAGCTGTTTGCCAATAATGAAATAACATTTGAGGAGTTTCTACCTGATTTGTATAGAGTATTAAAATCTGATAGTCATTGTTATTTGATGATAAATAGTAGAAATTTGAAAGAATTGCAACAAAAAGCAGAAGATGTTGGGTTTAAATTTCAAAATTTATTAGTGTGGGTTAAAAATTCGGCTACTCCAAATCATTGTTACATGCAATCTTGCGAATATATACTAATGCTTCGTAAAGGACACGAAAGATATATAAATGATATGGGTACTAAAAATGTTTTTACTTATGCAAATATATTAGGCAACAAACTTCATCCTACGGAAAAACCAGTAGAACTAATGCGAGATTTAATTATAAACTCTACTAACGAAGGTGATAAAGTTCTTGACCCATTTTGCGGTAGTGGTAGTACATTGCTTGCTTGCAAACAGACTAATCGTGAGTATTATGGTATAGAGATAGATGAAAAATACTACAATATTGCTAAAAAGCGTTTAGAGAGCGAGTTTGTTAGTCGTGAGAAAAAGTCGGAACAGATAACTTTATTCTAACCTATTGACAAATAATTATTTGTTATGTATAATATTTGAGAAAGTGAGGTGAAAGTGATGAGTGATTTATTTCAAGAACAATTAGATAGGTATTTAGATAAAATGCATGAGCTAAATACTAAAGATGTTATGACATTAGGGCAATTTATTAAAGAATTAGAAAAGTTTAATCAAGACTCAATAGTTACATTAGAACCTTTTGAATTATATCCTACAAGTTTTGATAGTTATAGAGGTTATTATTGTGATTTAGCTTTAGGGTATGCACTAAGAGGTGAAGTAGGAAACTGTCTATATGTTAAAGATTTACTAAAAAAAGCAAAAGAATGTATTGGTAAAGAGTTTATGGGTTATAAAGGTGGCGAATTCACCATGTCAGAAGATACTCCTTTATGGATTAGTAATTATGGTGAAGTTGCAAGAACTGTTATTGCCGAAATAAAAGAACCCTTAGATGGTTATGTAGAAATTCATTGTTATAAAAGGGAGGATTAAAATGTATAAATTAACAATCAAAGACTCCGTATATACAATTCCGAAGACAAACATCGGCTTATTAGCGTTTACAAAGGCACAGGATATGGGTGCGGTGATAGACCCGAATGATAAAGAAATGGCTATCAGATTTTTAGAGGGGATAGGAATTGAGGTGGAAGATTATGTCAAGTAGAGATTTATCAGTTGTTATTAAAACGCAGAAAACATTTATTAAAGAGCTTTTGAAAATGCTTGTTGGCAAGGATAAAAGTGAGATATGTTTTAAAACTATTGAAGAAAAATTATTAAAAGCTTGTAGAAGATATTTTGAATATCCGAAAACAAGCTGGGATGATGGGTGTATGTATGTTCCTATACACAATGATTTTTTTCTGTTAAAGAATTAAAAGACCTTTTAAACAAAGATGATTATTTTAAGGGTTTATCAATAGAGCAAATATTTGAACTTGCAAAAAAGTCAATCCGTCTATCTGATGATAATTGTAAGATGAGGCATAAGTTGGAAGATATTGCTGATTTATATGACGATAGTGAATATGCTAAAGAGATTAAAAAAAATATTGAGAGAGAACAATGAAACTAATTGATTTAACAGGGCAAACTTTTGGCAAATTAACAGTATTAAAACGAGCAGAAAATAGAGGTAAACGAGTTTTTTGGCTGTGTAAGTGTGAGTGTGGAAATATAAAAGAAGTTTCAGCATATAATTTAAAGAGTGGCAAAATAAAATCTTGTGGCTGTTTGAAAAGTAATGGAAACTTAAAACATGGTTTATCTAAAAATCATTTATATAAAACTTGGCAAAAAATGAAATATCGTTGTTGTGATAAAAATAACAAAGATTATAAATATTGCGGTGCTGTTGGTATAAAGGTTTGCAAAGAATGGGTAAATGATTTCCAATCCTTCTACGATTGGGCAATGGCAAACGGCTACCAAGAAGATTTATTTATTGACCGTATAGATAAAAGTAAGAATTATGAACCTAATAATTGTAGATTTGTAACAAGATATGAGCAAAGTCGAAATAAGAGTAGTAATAAATATATTACTTTTAACGGTAAAACAAAGACTGTTATGGACTGGTCTTTATCTTTAGGTTTAGGTTTTGATACTGTTGCAAGACGATTAAGGGATGGGTGGAGTGTTGAAAGAGCATTAACTGAACCGCATAATGGTACAAAAAATAATGATGCAAAAAGTTTAGCACAGATGAAGAGGTACTTGACAAATAATTATTTGTAACATATAATATATTTGAAGGAGGGAAGAAATATGAAACAACCAAAAAAAAGCGGGAGGCTGTTGGCTGACGTGGGAGAGGAAAGAAAACAGCTTTTGTATTTAAAACTATTGCAAAAAAATAAAACTTTTCGTGATTGGCTAATAGAACAAATAGATAAGTTTTTAGAAAGAAAGTGAGGTGTAGAATGAGTTTAATTAAGAAAAAAGAAGAATTGCCGATTAAAGAAACGGTATTGGGTGCAATCTATGGCATACCAGGTGGTGGTAAGACAACCGTTGCGTTATCAATGCCAAAGCCATTATTGTTAGATACTGATAGAGGTTTGTATCGTGTTCAACCTGAATACAGAACTGATAGTGTTCCTGTTGAAAAGTATCAAGACATTTTAGATGTATTAAATGAAGATTTGAGTGGCTACAAGACAATAGTAGTAGATACTTTGGGGAAGTTGGTAGATTTAATTTCAGATAAAGTATGTGCAGATAATCCTAAATTTGTTCAACCTGACGGCACAATGTCTTTAAGGGCTTGGGGTTTGATTAAAATAGAGTTTAAGAATTTAATTAAGGCTATTGAAAAATTAAATAAAAACTTTATTTTGGTTGCACACGAAAAAGAAGTTATGGAAGGTGATAGTAGAATTATCAGACCTGATGTAAGTGGTAGTGCTGCAAAAGATATAATAAAAGAACTTGATTTTCTTGGTTATATGGAAGTTGTGGGTAAAAAGCGTAGTATATCTTTTAGCCCTTCAAGTAAATTTTATGCCAAAAATTCATTAGGCTTAGATAGTTATGTTGAAATACCTATTCTTGCTAAAGGCGATAATAATACGTTTTTAACCGATTATATTCTTAATCCGACTATTGAAAGACGTAAAAATGAGTTTAAGGCAAGTGTTAGTTATGAAGAAGTTTTGAAACAAGCTGATGAGATTATTGCAAAAGAAGGCGTAACCGAATCAAGCAAAGAGAAACTTCGTGCGTTGCCAAAAATCAACGATAGTAAATTACAGATTAAAGATAAAATTGATAAATGGGAAAAAGCAAATGCAAAAGCCTAAATTTTATCTAACACCAAGTCTATTGAATACATGGATAAAAGGTTATGATATTGAAGCTACAATAAAACGCTTACCTAAAGAAACGACTGAAGCTATGCAAGCAGGTATTGAGTTTGAGCGTAAGGCAATAGACGGTGAAATAGAAGAACTTAAACCGATAGTTGAAAATTCGTTATATCAGGCTTTTTTATGCAAAGAGTGTGAAGGCTATATGTTATTAGGCTTTGCAGATTGCATAAAAGGTGATACAATTTATGACTTTAAGTATGTAAAATCGTACGATTTGGGTAAATATAATGATAGTGTTCAACACTTAATATATCTTTATTGTGCTGATATGGAGAAGTTTGAGTATATTGTTGGTTGTGGAAACGATATATATTTTGAAAAGCAACCAAGAGATGATGAACTTTTAAAAGTAAAAATTAGGCAATTCTCTAATTGGCTTGACAAAGTTGGTTTAAGGGAAGATTACGAGAAAAATTATAGTGTAGAAAGATACAAAGAACAAATAGATAATTACCTTAATTGGTAGAAAGGGAAAAATATGTTAATAACATTCAAAGATAGCCAAGAGGCTACAAAAAATTCATTCAAAGAATACGCAGAAGGTGTATATCAAGTAAAAGTTATTAAGGCAACTGACGGTACTGCAAACAGTGGCACTGAATACCTTGAAATTGAGTTTGAAACAATGGGCGAAGATGTATTTAAAGTTAGAAACAGATTTTACAAATCTCCTAAAGCATTGTCAATATTGTTAAACTTCTTAGGTGCTATTGGTATTTATGACAAAAACAGTAAAGAAGATTTAAGATTTGAAAATGAAGATTTACTTGGTTCAATTTTAAAAGTTGAATTTGTTAAGGGTGAAGCTAACGAAAATGGCAAGCAATATCTTGAGTTACGTCCCTGGAGTTGTGAAGCTGTAAGTAGTATAACCACTAAAAAAACAGTTACTCAAAAAGTAGAGGACAGTGAACAAGACCCTTTTTAATTTGACAAAAAGTAGTTTTTAGCATATAATAAATATGCTACGACAAAAGAAGATGTATATTATATACACCCTTTTTAACGAGGTCGTAGCCGTTAGAGAGGGTGTATTTATTTAAAGGAGCTACGACAATGGGTAAGTTTATTGACATTACAGGACAGAAATTTGGAAGGCTAACGGTAATTAAAAGAGTTGAAAATGATAAATGGAATAAAGCACGTTGGTTGTGTAAGTGTGAGTGCGGAAATGAAGTAATTGTAGTAGGAACAAGTTTAAGAAGCGGTGAAACTCAATCCTGTGGTTGTTATATGCTTGATAGAATAAAGGAGTGCAATACAAAACATTCTCAATGTAGTACAAAACTTTATTATGTATATTGTGATATGAAAGAGAGATGTTATCGTAAAACCAAGAAAAATTATTGTAATTACGGTGGTAGAGGTATTGGTGTTTGTGAAGAATGGTTAAGCGATTTCCAAAATTTTTATGACTGGGCATTAAATAATGGTTATCAAGAAGATTTAACAATAGACCGTATAGATAATAATGGGAATTATGAACCAAGTAACTGTCGGTGGACTACAAGATATGTTCAAAATAGAAATAAAAGAAGTAATAGGTATATTACCTTTGAAGGTAAGACTATGACTTTAACGGATTGGTCTTTATATCTTGGCTTTAGTGATGATACCGTAAGACGAAGATTAAAAGATGGTTGGAGTGTAGAAAGAGCCTTAACTGAACCTCGTCATGAACAAAATGTTAGTAAGCATAAAACGAGGAATTGTGATGATTAAACTTTATCCTCATCAAAAACAAGTGCTAGAAGATTCGATTAATTTTAATCGAGTTGCTTATTATTATGACATGGGGCTTGGCAAAACCTTCATTGGTAGCGAGAAAATGCGACAATTAGACCATAGAGTAAATCTTTTGGTTTGTCAAAAATCAAAGGTAAAAGATTGGTTAGAGCATTTTAAAACTTATTATACTGAATATACGATTAAAGACCTTACGAAAAATAAGGTATTTAATGAGGGTACGAATGGTAAATATATTGGTGTAGTTAATTACGATATTGTTTATCGTAGAGATAATCTTAAAAAACTACAACATTTTACCTTAATGCTTGATGAAAGTTCTTTAATCGCAAATGAGAAAACAAAAAGGTCAAAGGCAATACTTAAAATGGGTGCAGATAATGTGATTTTATTATCGGGAACTCCTGTTAGTGGAAAGTATGAGAAACTTTATAGCCAATGTAAACTGCTTGGTTGGAATATAACTAAGAAAGAGTTTTATGACAGATATATCGTTACGAAAGATTTTCAAAGACCGAATATGCCTTTTGCAATAAAACTTGTAGTTGGTTATAAGAATGTAGAAGAATTAAAAATTAATTTAAGGCGATATGGTGCGTTTTTTATGAAAGCTGATGAAGCGATAACTTTACCGTTGCAGAATTTTATAACTATAAAGTGTGAACAAATACCTGAATATAAAAAGTTTAGGAAAGATAGAATTGTAACGCTAAATGGTAATGAAATTGTCGGAGAAAATACTTTAACTCAAATGTTAGGGGAAAGACAATTATGTTCTCAATATAATAGACATAAATTACAGGCGTTTAAAGACCTGTTAAATGATACGGACGATAGATTAATCGTTTTTTATAATTTCACCGCAGAAAAGGACATTCTCGCTCGTCTAGTGGAGCGTCCGATAAGTTTAGTCAATGGCGAAAAACGAGATTTAGAAAATTATGAGAAGTACGATAATTCTGTAACTTTTGTGCAATATCAAGCAGGTGCAAAAGGCTTGAATTTGCAGAAAGCTAATAAAATCATATATTTCAGCTTGCCTTTGAGTTGTGAAAATTATATGCAGTCGCAAAAAAGGGTTCACAGGATAGGGCAAGATAGACCTTGTTTTTACTATATACTTGAAACTGAAAATAGTATAGACGGTAAGATTTTAGAGGCATTAAATAGGCAAGAAGATTATACTAATAGACTTTTTGAGGAACACGATGGGGCAAGCAGAAAATAATATAACTAAAAGAATTAAAGATTTTTTGAAGTCAAAGGATATATGGCACGTTAAGTATTTCGCAAATGCTTTTACAAGTGTTGGAATACCTGATATTTTGGCATGTGTAAAAGGACATTTTGTTGGAATAGAAGTTAAAACTGATGTAGGTAAATTATCTGAAGTACAAAAATATCAAGCCGATAAAATAACTCAATCGGGTGGTTCTTGGTTTTGTGTAAGACCATGTACCTTTGAGAATTTTAAAAAAGATATAGAAATGATAATGGAGGCTAGAGATGCCAAGTAAAAAGACAGGATTATTTATATCAGCAATCAATGAACCAATAGTCAATAAGTGTATGGCTGATTATGGCTACACAAAAATATCAAATGCAATCAATTTTATAATAAGTGATTGGCAGAGATTAAAGGATGAACAACCCAAAGAAGAAAAGCCACTCCCCGAACCTGTGGAAGAAAAGGTGAAGCAAGATTTAAGTTCGTGGTTTGTGCAAGAGGATAAGCAATGAATGATATTAGAAATATGTTTACTTTATTAGCTTTAAGACGAAAATTAGATGAGATGAATATAAAAATGGAAGATTTGGAAAATATAGAAATAGACGAATTTTCAAATCAAGTTAAAGTTACATTAAAGGGTGCTATAAGACAAAGTGTTATAGAGTTGGAAATAAAATAGTGAATTGAATGTGAGGAAAAACAATGAATGATAGATTTAAAATTAGAGCGATAAATATGGAAACAAAAGAATTTATCTATGTGGATAATTATTATTGGTTTGAGGAAAATGGGATAACAGAAATAGATAATAATGGTACTGCAAGTGGACATACAGGTGAATATTGGATAAATCAAAGTACGGGTAAAAAAGATAAAAATGGTGAATTAATTTATGAAGATGACATATTGCAAGATGTTAGTAGAGCAGATAAACCTTTATATGTTGTGTATCGAATAAATGATAGTGCATCATTTGGTATAAAAATGATAAATCCAAGAAAATATGAATTATATTCAAATTGGCATATAAATAGAAGTCAATATGATTATGTATTGGTTGGAAATGTTTATAAAAATTCTGAATTATTAGAAAAAGGTAGGCAAAATGAACAACATAGCTAAAACCCAACAAACCTTAGACCAAATGGCAGAACAAAATAAACATATAAAAAGGAATTATGATAATACCATTGAAATTGAAGAAGATTATCTAAGAGAGTTATTAGAAACAGTAAATAATTTATGCGAAGCGAATAAAATTCTTCAAGATAAGTTTGAGTTATCTCAAAAATTGGTAAGTGTGTTGCAAGAGAAGTTACGCCTGTTTTAGTGGTAGAATGGGGTTATGGTGGAAGAAACAACAGTCGCTAAAAAAACAAGAGATGATTTTAACTTAACTGACAAGCAAAAGAATTTGCTTGACCGTATAAAAAATGAAGGACATAGGATTGCTCATTTAGTGGGTTTTGAAAAGTTTAATGAACTTCATGCTAAATGGATACAAAATATGTGGAAATCGGATGATATCTATGTGCTAAAAGCCAGTCGTGGTTCGTACAAGAGTTCTGTCCTAACGCTTTTTATTGCTTTACTTATTTTGTGCAAACCGAATAAGACAATAATTTTTATGCGTAAGACTGATAATGACGTAAAGGAAATTGTTGAAAAGGTTTCAAAGATTTTGCATACTCCACAATTCCAAGCATTTTCTCAAATACTTTATGGACATGGTTATAATTTTACAAAAGATACGGCTTTTGAAATAAATACAACATTAAAATCGGATTTAGGTGGTAAATCACAACTTATAGCACTTGGTTCAAGTGGCTCATTAACAGGTAAACACTCTGACTATATTATTGTTGATGACCTTTGTTTTGTTGGGAGAACTAAAATTGCAACACCTTTTGGTAACAAAAATATTGAAGATATAAAGGTTGGCGATTTAGTTTTAACTCCTATCGGGTATAAAAAAGTTATAAATACTTCTAACCATGAAGATGAAGTTATTACGAATTGTGGTTTAACAGGAACGGCTAATCATCCCGTTTATAATTTTCTGCTTAACAAATTTGACTTTCTTGTTACAAGCAATTATAATAATTGTAGTAAATTAAATTTAAAGGAGTTACTACAATGGCAGATAGCAAAGATATTATCGTATGGGACGGACGAGAATGGCAAAGAACAGGTGGAAAATATTATATCTTACGGACAGATTATAAACACAGGACTGGTGAAATGTTGCATAGAGCAATATGGAAAAAACATTTTGGTGAAATTCCCGAAGGTTATGTTATTCACCATATCGACCATAATCCAGATAATAATGACATTAGCAATTTGGAATGTATATCAAATAGGGAACATTGTCAAAGACACATGCGAGAACCTGAAAGAATTGCTAAATCTAAAGAAACTCTTAAAAATATTACTATTCCGAAACTTGAAGAATGGCGAAAATCAGAAGAAGGACAAAAAAGACTTAAAGAATACGGACAAAGGTTGGTTGAAGAAAATAAAAAATATTTTGTTGATGCAATATGTACCGTATGTGGAAAAGAGTATAGAACAAACTTGCTTACAACAACAGGGATGTGTAGAGTGTGTGGAAAAAGAGCAGCAGCCAAAAGACATTATGAAAAAAAGAAGCAAAATACTCCACCAAAGCCTTCTGTCTATGTTGAAGTTTCTTGTACCGAATGTGGAAAAGTATATAGAACAAATATCAACACAAGAAACAAAGATGGACTGTGCAAAAATTGTGCAGAACGAAAACGATATAGAGAAAAACAACAAGCAAAGGGTTTACAATCTTGAAGTTGAAGATATAAATGTTTATTATGCCAATGGTATATTAGTTCACAACTGTAACATCAAAGACCGTACTAGCCATGCAGAGCGTGAACGCATAAAATTGGTGTGGATGGAACTTCAAAACGTAAGGAATAGAGGGGGAAGAACTATTGCAGTTGGGACGAATTGGCATGCTCAAGACGTTTTTAGCCTTATGCCCCCTGCGGACATCTACACTTGTTATGATTGTTGTAAGTACGGCATAATGACAATGAAAGAGATTGAAAATCTCAAAAAAACAATGACACCGGCTTTGTTTGCGGCTAACTATGAGTTGAAATTTATTGCTAATGAGGACGCAATATTTACAGATATAAGATATTTAAAACCGTCTGATATGACAGAACAAGAAATAAAGGACGGTGTTAAACCAAAAGATTTATTAGACGGCTGTGTTGCTCATTTAGACGCAAGTTATGGTGGAGATGACACAACTGCTTTGACGCTTATGAAAAAACTCTCTGACGGTCGTATAATCGCCTTTGGTAAGGTTTGGGATAAACACGTAAAACATTGTATGAATGATATAACTATGTTGTGTAATTTTTATAACTATCGTACACTTTGGATGGAAACAAACGGTGATAAAGGCTATTTGGCAAAAGAGTTTCGTGATAGGGGTATGAAAGTTATGACTTATCATGAAAAAATGAATAAAGACGTTAAAATACAAACTTATCTTTATGGTGCTTGGCAAGATATTTATTGGCTTGAAGAAACAGACCCGAATTATGTAAATCAGGTAATGGATTATACTGAAAATGCAGAAATCGTGGACGCTCCTGATAGTGGTGCTTGTGCTTGTAGGTTACTTAATAAAGGTAAGGTAAAAGCATTAAGTGGTTTTGAATATATGTAATATGGTAAAATTTAAGTATGGCAAATAAATATGTAATTACAGATGATACAACAATAAACGAACAGAACGTCCAAGATTGGATAGATAAATTTTTAGCCAATGTTCAACCTAAAATGGCTGAATTAGATGATTATTACGAGGGTAGAGATAATTTAGGCAAGTTAAGAATTGATAAAAGGCGTGCTGATAACAATATCCATATTAATTTGTCTAATATGGTTGTAACAGAAGTTGTTGCTTATTGTTTTGGTAAGCCAATGACTTATGATTTTAAAAATAATTTTGGGCAAGAACAGTATATAAGAGATTTGCAATATAAAAATGACGAAGAAATGGAAAATATTGCTATTGCAAAAGATTGTTCTAAATATGGTTTGGCTTATGAGTATGTTGGTGTAAATGAGGATAAAGAACCATTTTTTAAAAGGTTAAATCCATTAAATACCTTTAAAGTTATTGATGATACCATTTTGGCTAATGATGTTTGTATTATTACTTATTCAATAATGATGCCTCAAAATCAACAACAGTATAAAAAAGGTTATATTTATACAAAAGAGTTTAGAATACCGTTTACATATAAATCAAAAGTTGAATTTGGTACTTATGAAGAAAATGTAGAATATCCTGATACATTACCTATTGTGTCATATAAGAATAATGACGAAACAATAGGCGATTATGAAATGGCATTAGAACCGTTAAGTGCATATAGTAAATTATTTAGTTGTTGTTTTGATGACATTGATGCTATTGCTAATGCTATTCTTATTTTTTATAATGCTGATTTGAATGAGGAAGATAAACAAGATTTAAACAAAACTCGTGTTATCGGTATGCAAGGTGAAAATGCAAAAGCAGAATATATTTACAAACAGATAGATATTCAGAGTTTCAAGGTTTTGCGTGAAGCATTAAAGGCTGAAATACTTGCTATGTGTTGTGTACCTGATATGACTGATATTACGGCATACAATAAATCGGGTGCTGCAATAAAATATAAGGTATTATCGCTTGAAGATAAACGTAGATTGAAAAATATTTACATGGAAAAAGGTTTAAGAAGAAGATTAGATATTATTTCAAAATATGTGGGGAAACCTTTTGATATTGAACGCAAAGACGTTGAGTTGCAGTTTTATAGCAACTTACCTACTAATATGGAACTTGATTTAGAAATAATGGATTTGGTTAATAAAGGTGGTAAATCACTTATATCAGCACTTCGCCAAATGGAAAGTGTAGAGGACGCAGAAGAAGAATATAGACTTATTCGTGAAGAACAAAAAAGCAAAGTATTAGACGCTTTAAAAGAAGTACAAAATCAAACAAAAAATGCTATTGTAGAAGATGAAGTTATAGTTGACGAAGAAGTTTAATACCTCTCTACTTGACAAATAAATATTTGTCGTGTATGATTGTGGGGAAAGTGAGGGGAATTATGAAAAAAGAAGGTCTTACGAAGGCAGTAATCATTGATGATGTTGATGTAAGTAGATGTGATTATTATGAAGCTGATGAAATGTGGACTTGTGCTGATGGGGAATACACTTATAACTGTGAAGAATGTCATGATTGTTATTATAAAAAATTAAAACGACTTCAAAAAGATTATAAAGTTCAAGAAAATATTATAAATAATTTAAACAATGAAGTTGATGATTTAGACAAAGAAAAT